GGATAGTTTATATTCTGGCCATCATAGTAATCACCTCCACATGACTCTCGAAAGAGCCCTGTATACAGTGATTTATCATGATTGACCAGTAAACCATACGATTCTAATGCTGCTATGACATCATGTACCTTATCATTAGGTACTATGATATCGTCGCCATAGACGAAAACATACGGCGATACAGTTTTCGCAATTGACCAAAAAACAAAAGCCTCTATAGGAAAGCATAATGCTGAACCCATAGGAGCAAATTTGTTAATGTACAATTGACGGCCCTGTATCGTTACAACATCACTCCGTGAGCAGGCTAAAGCCTGATACCACTCAGAAGGACACAACATTTTGACAAGGTTCAAAGGAACCAAGTCAGATGCATCTTTAAGATCTATAGTCGCATACTTGCAATTATATGATCCTATATGCCAAACGTTGATTTATATCCTGTCTAGAAAAGTTTATAAAACCTTTCGCAGGAGAATATCCTTTCTCAGTGAACTCATAGAGTTTTTCCTGCAACCCTTTCTGAATAAACATATCCATGTGATGGAATATGCAAATTGTTCGAGGGCCACGACTGTCTTTTGGGACAAAAGTGACTCTAGGGATACCAGGAGAATGAGTAGTCGGATTGACTTCACACCAGTTTTGGACGTGATACTTAGAATTAAAGAAATAGGTCGGGTCATAATACTCCATTAGACGTGGAATATAAACCCTATTATGTCTTTTTTCTAAGTTACTCAATCGAGTAGATGTTGCTCCTGATGCATGATGTGGTCTGATATCCTTAGGATAATCAGGGAACAAGCTTGTGAAGTATTTTCGTACTTCAGAAAGTCCATATGGATAAGCTTCAGTCTTGACGGCTGAATCTATATCAGAGAACTTTTTGACCGCTATATCGACTTCTAAGTCAGATAGAGGGGCCTCAAACTTGTAATACATCTTACACAGAAAACGTAGTTCAGCTATTCCTACGGGGTTAGATCGAATGAAACCATCTCGATGAAATATTTTAATAAATAATTCATACAAGAATTCCGGCAATGCCGTGCCTTTTTTCACCTTAAATGGGGTGTCAATAGACAATTCGAATAATCCTGTCAGACCTCTTTCCAAGTCTTTTCCAAGACTCGGTAAGTTTACTGTAAAGAACGGCTGGCCACATGAATAACGCTTACGCGCTGTTTCAAGGGACTTTGGGTGGATGTCAAGATATTTCGCGACTATCTCCCATTGAGAGATATGGCTTTTCAAAGTCATGTTAATTCCTTATCCAGGCCATGTTTAACGACAAAACGTTAACACATTGACATCAAAGATTCAAACGTTACACTTTGTGTAATTCTAATGTTCTTTATTCAAGAACTTAGAAATATTGTTTGGATCTGCTAAAAAGGATTCGATTACATCGATACCCTTTTGGAGGACTACAGTTAAATCATCTCGACCCTCATTAGGGTTATAAGTTAATTTAAACTGGGCGCGAGCTAAGCTCGACACTAC